GACTATAAAAAAAGGCAAGGCAATTGCCCTCTCAAAAGTTACCAATGCCCTGTTTGAAAATGCCACCGTCGAGCGGGATAATGTCGCCATCATTTACTACCTAAATAACAGGGACAAAGAAAACTGGTCGAACAAGCATGAGTTCGCAGCGACTGTCGAGCAGCGAAATATTATAGATTTAACGAGGGTGAGTGATGACCAACTCAACGCAATTGCAGCAGCTTTTGTCCAGTCTAACACTGGAGCAAGTCCGAGCCGAAAAGTACCGCAGGTCATTGAGGGAGTTTACGAAAGCAGCTTGGCCGACGATTGAACCGGGCGTTGAGTTCAAAAACAACTGGCACATCGATGCCATCAGTGATCACCTCCAAGCCGTAGTCAATGGCGACATCAAGCGCCTGATCATTAACGTGCCGCCTAGACACATGAAGTCCATCAGCGTGGCTGTGGCGCTGCCTGCGTGGACTTGGGTCACACAACCCCACAAGAAATTCCTCTATGCGTCGTATGCAGCCTCTCTGTCGATCAGGGATAGCACCAAGTGCCGAAGGCTGATCGATAGCCCGTGGTACAGAACTCATTTCGGTGACAAGTTCAAGCTGACTGACGATCAAAACCAAAAGCAGCGTTTTGAAAACGATAAGACAGGCTATAGGATCGCCACCAGTGTCGGCGGTGCGCTGACTGGTGATGGTGGTGACATCATCTGCATCGATGACCCACACAACAGCGTGGAGGCCGACAGCAGCGCCGTCAGGCAGGGCGTCCTAGACTGGTGGGATCAGGCTATGCAGACACGTCTCAACGATCCCAAGACTGGCGCTTTCGTTATCATCATGCAGCGCCTGCACGAACAAGACCTGACAGGCCATATACTTGCCAATGAGCTAGGGGATGAGTGGGACCATTTATGCCTGCCTGCCAGATATGAGCTAGGCCATCCAACGCCTAACAGATCGGCCCTTGGTTTCACAGACCCACGCACCAAGGAGGGCGAACTGCTATGGCCCGAAAGGATGGACGAGAAGACCCTGACTACCCTAGAGCGCAGCCTTGGCTCTTACGCAGCCGCTGGGCAGCTACAGCAGCGACCAAGCCCAAAGGGCGGCGGTATCCTCAAGGCATCGTGGTGGGTTCCTTGGGAAAGCGAGGACATGCCCAACAACATCGAATATGTCCTGCAATCTTGGGATACAGCCTTCGAGGCCAAGGAAAGCTCTAGCTTTAGCGCCAGAACCACTTGGGGTGTGTTCAAGTATCAGGGTGTCATGTGCGCCATCGTGCTTGAATGTTGGTACGACAAGGTCAGCTATCCAGACCTCCGCAGGATCGCACAGGAATCATACGAAGATTGGGAGCCAGATGCCGTGTTGATTGAGAAGAAGGCGTCTGGCCAGTCTCTCTTGCAGGATCTCCGCATGGCTGGCGTACCTGTGTTGGCATATTCACCAGATCGTGATAAGGAAGCTCGCGCCCATGCTTCGAGCGCGATGTTGGAAGACGGAAGAATTTTCTACCCAAGCAGCCGCAAATGGGCTAAAGATTTAATAGACATATGTGCTGCCTTCCCAGCGCATCCGAATGATGACGTAGTGGACACATGCACCCAAGCGTGGTTAAGATTGCGAAAAGGTTGGTTCGTTGGGCATAGCGAAGACCCAGAAGATGATGAACCAGTAGAAAAACAAAGGATGACGCTCTATGGCTGAACCAGAAAATATTATCCCGTTTGCCGAAGGCGCTCCAGCCGACGAATTGATGATCGAAGAACTTGCCGATGGCGATGTCCTAATTGGAGATCCAGAGCTGGACTACATGGATGAGCTGGATGACGCAGAGTTCGACAAAAACCTAGCCGAAATAATTGACGAAAAGGAACTTGCCCGAAAGGCCAGCGAGCTGGTGTCGTTCTACGAGAATGACCGCGCAGCTCGCGCTGAGTGGGAAGAACGCTACAAGGAAGGGTTAAAGACCCTAGACCCTGATGGCGGTATGGATGAAGGCGAAGATGAACGCGCCACGCGCGGATTGTCTATAGTTGTTCACCCGCTGATCGCTGAAGCCGCAACTCAGTTTAACGCCAGAGCCATAGCAGAACTGTATCCGTCAGGTGGTCCGGTGAAGTCTGTCATCATTGGTACGCCAGACGAAAAGCTGGAAGAGCAAGCTCGCCGCGTCCGCGAATACATGAACTACCAGATCACGCAGGAAATGCCTGAATACTTCCCTGATCTGGATCAGATGCTCTTTCACCTTCCGCTGATCGGTCACACGTTCAAGAAGGTATGGTGGGACGCCAACCTAGATCGCCAGTGCAGCCAGTTTGTTAAGGCCGAAGACTTCGTGGTGGCCCCAGAGAGCAAAGACCTCTACACATCTCCGCGCTACACTCACGTTATTCGTATGCCGAAGAACGACTTTAATCGCTACGTCCAGAACGGATATTACCTACCGACCAAGTATGGTGGCGACGATGGGCTAGATCCGTCAGGTGATGTGATCGGTGAGATCGAAGGCGTTGACCAGTCCGATGACAGCGAAGATGACGTAATGACATTGCTCGAAATGCACGTCTATGACCTGTTTGACGGCATTGACGGCGAGGAAATGGACGAAGACGATGACGATGACAACGCAGTGGCCATCCCATATGTGATCACAATCGACTATGAAAACCAGAACGTGGTGGCCATCCGCCGCAACTGGAAGGAAGAAGATGACCGCAAGGTACGCCGCGATTGGTTTGTGAGCTATAAGTTCTTGCCCGGTTTAGGCTTCTACGGCTTTGGTCTGTACCACATGATCGGCGGCTTGGGCAAAGCAGCGACAGGATCTCTTCGCGCCCTCCTCGACAGTGCCGCATTCGCAAACATGCAGGGTGGCTTTAAGCTGCGTGGCCGTGTTCAGGGCGGCGACATGCAAATCAGCCCCGGCGAGTTTATCGATCTCGACAGCACAGTTGATGACGTGAACAAGGCAATCATGCCACTGCCATTTAAGGAGCCATCAAGCTCCCTGTTCAACCTGCTTGGCTTTATGGTCGAGGCGGGTCAGCGTTTTGCCAGCACGGCAGATCTCAATATCGGTGACGCAAATCCAAACGCCCCAGTCGGCACGACTGTCGCCCTGATTGAACAGGGATCGAAGGCGTTTAGCGCAATTCACAAGAGACTACACTACGCGCAGGGCCAAGAATTTAAACTCCTTGCGGGGCTGAACTCAGAGAATCTCCCCGATGAGTTCAGCTTTTCGCAGGCGGGGGCTGCGGAGATTATCTATCGTGCTGATTTTGATGATCGGATTGACATTGTTCCTGTGTCTGATCCGAATATCTTCTCGACAGCCCAGCGCATCGCGCAAGCACAAGCTGTCTTGGAAATGGCACGATCAGCTCCGCAGCTCCACGACCTGTACGAAGCGTACAAGCGGATGTATGAGGCGATCCGAATACCTAACATTGATGAGATCCTGAAGAAGCCTGAAGAGGCGGTTCAGATGGACCCAATTGATGAGAACATGAGCGTTTTATATGGCAAGCCAATTCGCGCTTTCCCAGAGCAAGATCATGACGCACACATCGCGGTTCACATGCAGTTCATACAAGATCCGTCTTTGGCTGGTAATCCCGGCGCGAAGGCAATGCAGCCCATTTTGATTGCTCACATCGCAGAGCATATTGCGCTTTTGTATCGTCAGCGCATGGAGGCAAGCATCAATATGCAGATGCCGCCAATGCCGGACTTCAAAGACCCAAACTTCAGGTTTGGTGCAGTAGATCCGCAGATGGATTTACTGATCAGCCAACGCGCAGCTCAAGTTGTGCAGGCGGCTCCTCAGATGAAGCAGATCCAAGCACTGGCAGGCATGGGCGGACAGGGTGGCCAACAGGGCAATCCGCTGCAATATGCACAGCAGCTCGCGCAGCTTGAGACAGAGGCGCTGAAGGCCCGTACAACGGCCCAGATCGAAGCAGATCAGGCCAAGGCACAGTCCAACATCCAGATTAAGCAGGCTGAAGCCCGTCAGGACATGGAGATCGACGCGGCCAAGGCGCAGCAAGACATGCAGGCTAAGATCATGAAGCTAGAGGCGGAGTTGCAGCTAGAGCGTGAGAAGAATGCAGCTAAGATCCAGATGGAGATTATCAAAAATGTACCTCCCACAATATAATCTGCCTCCAATCAACCCGTCAGCTTTTGGCGGGTTGCCACAGCAGGGTGGACCGCAGGGTGGGCCTCCACCTCCGCAGGGTGTACCGCAGGGGCCACAGGGTCAGCCCCCAATGGATATGAATAAGTACCTGCTCGACAAGGTGATGGAGATTAAGCGGCGCATGGGCGGGGGTGACCCCGGTGCGCTGGGCGCGATTACAGAGGCGATGATGCAGCAACCGCAGGCACAGCAACCGCAGGCGCAGCAACCGCAGGCACAGCAGCCGGGACCACCACAACCACCACAAATGAGGGCGTGATGAATACTTTTATGGACCGTGTAAACGCGATTGTGCAGAAAAACCAAATGCCCCAAGCCATGATGGGTCAACCAGAGCCTGCTTATCCAGACGCAGGTATTGGCGCATTGGAGAATGTTGTTAGTGGCGCTCCACGTCAGACTGAGATTATGGGCCAGCCACACATGCTGGCTTACATTAATCCGCAGGAAGAGGCTTTGATACAGAGCCAGCGCGGTGGAATGCCTGCGCTTGAAGGCCCAGAAGGTGTTCCTGCTTTCTGGCCCGGCGACTACGAAAGCTTTTCAGACATGTTCGATGGCGGCGGTCCGGGGGCCTCTAGTAGTAGTAGTAGTAGTAGTAGTAGTAGTAGTAGTAGTAGTAGTAGCAATAATAATAATGATGATGATGATGATAATAGTGGATCTTGGGGTGATTGGGCAAAAGACACTTTTTCAGAGATTACATCGCTCGGATTTGCGGACACGAACACGTACAATGGTAACAATACCACCACCACCACCACAAGCGGCGGCGGCGGCGACGGCAACGACGGCAACACGATTATTCCTAAGGACGCTGTTTTAAAGACGGGTACTGTTTTAAACAGCAGTACCAACCCTGTTGTATTTTCCACGGACAGCAATGGTGTTATCACGGGTCAGAACCAGTCTAATTCAAGCGACAACAATCTTGCGATTGATCAGGCTGTAGCGGCTGCTGGCCCCGGTGCAAGTTATAATAGTAGCACCGGCGAAGTAAGAGACGGCTCTGGCAACGTAATAACGGGCGCGACGGACCTTAGTGTTTTTGATGACCCAACAGGTGCGGGTTTTAAAACCATGAGTTTTGATGAGGCGTTTGCCGCCAATAGGGCGGCTGGCAATGCTTTGTTTACTTGGAACGGGAACCAGTACACCACAGATGTTGCCCCAGCAGCAGTGGCCCCAGTGGTGGCCCCAGTAGACAATAAAGTATATGATCCAGAGACTGGATTTGAGATACGTACCTTGTCCAGCGGCACTGAGTATTATGTAAATCCAGATAATGGCCTATATGCGGGGTTGGCTCCAGCCACGGCAACGGCTGACGATGTTGCGGTTTTTTCACTAGCGCAGCAGGGCAAACGCACTGACAGGGTAGACGAGCTTCTAGTTGAGCAAGGTTGGACGATGGGCGCGGATGGCGATGCGTATCCAACGCCAGAAGCCGCAGCAGCGGCTAACCTTGAATTAGAATCTTTTAACCCAAACACTTCGGTCACGGCGGTGGGTCGTAACTTGGACGCGGATCTTGGTACGGGGATGTCGGAATCTACTGTCACGGCTGAAGACTTGGCTACGGGAACGGGGACCGCGACCTTCCCGTCTTCTGGCGGCGGCAACGTTGTTTTGGCCACGGGTCTTGCTGCTGGAGACACCCCGTTAGACGACCTTCTTCAGGAAATTCAGAACAACGGCGGCTCGTCGATGCGGGCTGTTGATAAACTGCTAGGCGCGGGCACGAATATAAATTTACCCGGTGAGCTGACTAATATTGCAAGCACTTCTGCTGCGACTACTACCCCCAGCTACGACGATCTTGATGGTGCGCTGCTTGATCTTACGGACACTTCTGCGGTGGATTTATCTGAAATAGATGATGGCGGTGGAACGGATTTCTCGGTAGTTTCTAGTGGGGATACTTCCACTGACCTAGTGAACATGACAAATGCTCTCAAAGCAGGCGATTATGACCCCGACAGCGATTTAACTCTGAGTGAGGTTACAACGGGGCTTGGTTACGATACCGTGGGCGGGGCCATGCAGGAATTGTCTCTTCGTGCCCAAGGCACGGGTACGATGGCGGATGATGCGCTAAACCTGCTTGTGGAACTTAATTTGCTCCGTGGTGCGGAGGTTTACATTAATCCAGAGTATTCGAACAACCTAAAATCGTTGCAGGATATGAACGGGCTGGATCGGCTTGCGTTGGAGAATCAAGCAGCGGCGCAAAATGTTTCGGTGGCCTCGCTCCTTGATCCTTTGATCAGCGCGGAGACTGGCGCGTCAATTCCGATGACTTTATCGGGGGGCGATTATACTGTTGCGACTAAAGCACTGGAACCTTTTGTTGCAATGATGGATAAAGAAGCTAAGGAGATTTTTTTAAGACAAGCTGAGGAAACCCCCGGATACCTCAAAGCGGTTAATGATGGAATGCCAGATCCAAACAACGAGGGTTATAACATAGCTGGTGAGCGTATTACTCCCGGTTTGTGGATGGCGAGTGTCGCGGCCCAAGAGCTACTTGGTTTAGGCGTAGATGTTGGGTCGGTCTTGCTCCTTGGTCCTGTGGCTGGTGCTGTGGTGGGTATGCAGCAAGGTACAGCGGAAGCAGGCGCTGCGGCTGCGAACGAGACAGAAACTGAGTTGAATACGCTGAAGGATAGTGGTGCATTTGATCACTTGACGGACGAAGAGTTTAACACGGTTGTGGATACAGCTTCGACGCAGGCGTTTTACACATCTGGTATAGCTGGCGGTTTGGTAGACACGGGTGTGGCGTTGACGGCGGGTGGTTTTGCCCCAGTGGCGAAGGCACTGCCTGCTGTGGTTAACAGCGCATTGACAGCACTTGGTGTTCTGACTGCCGAGGGTGCTTCAGGTTACTTGGAGCAGGTTGGTGTAAACGCTGCGGTTATTCAGGCTTTGAAGGATCAGGGCATTGACCCAGCGGATTTTGACAAGGGGTACTTAGATAAAGCTATTACGTCAGCGATAATGGAAGTTGTTGGTAGCAAACCAGCGGCTGTGGCATCTATGGTTGGATCTTCGTCGCAGGATTCGTCGGCGGAATCTGGCACGGATACGACAGGCACTGGGGGCGTGTCTACATATGACGTTATCCCTGATTCTTTAACAGGCTCCACGAATACGACAGGCACTGAGGGCGGTGCCTTAACTAATCTTGGCGACCCCGACGAGTTACAAACCGAGGGTTTTAACAATCAAGGTATTGGTGACTTAACGACGACGAACACGCAGCTTGTTAATACGTTTAACACGCAGACGGTTACGGATACGGATGGTCTGATTTACAAGGTTGATACTGCGGTTGACGCGAACGGCAAGACTTCGGTCACGGTTACGAATAACGAAACGGGCGATTCCACTACGACGGATGTTAATACTGGGACATTGAACTCGGTAAACGTGGGTGCAGGTACAAGTATTATTGTTGACACTTCGAATACAACAGAAACGAATGCAGTGGACACCACCGTTCTTGAGAGCGGAAGCAGTGTAACTATAACTGGCACAGGCGACACTGGCGCTTTAATTAATTTAGGCACTGGTGACGCTGACCCAGACACTATTAATGTTGTTTCTCCTTACGACTCTAATAAAATCTACAGACGAGACGGTGTTACATATGTGGGCGATCCAGCGAACGATGTTAAAGCAGAAGGCATAATTGACGGAAGTACGTATTCTGACGGTCAGGTTGTTGTTAATACAGATGTAGGCGCTTTAACTGATTTAGACACAACCACTGGCGATGCAATCACTGGCGATGCAATCACTGGCGATGCAATCACTGGCGACACAATCACTGGCGATGCAATCACTGGCACTGGCACTGGTACAGATACAGACACAACCACTGGCACTGGTACTGGTACAGATACAGACACAACCACTGGTACTGGTACAGATACAGACACAACCACTGGTACTGGTACAGATACAGACACAACCACTGGCACTGGTACTGGTACAGACACAGACACAACCACTGGCACTGGTACAGACACAGACACAACCACTGGCACTGGTACAGACACAGACACAACCACTGGTACAGATACAGACACAGACACAACCACTGGTACAGATACAGACACAACCACTGGCACTGGTACAGATACAGACACAACCACTGGTACAGATACAGACACAACCACTGGCACAGACGTAAAAACTGACGTAATTACTGACGTAATTACTGACGAAAAAACTGACGAAAAAACTGACGAAAAAACTGACGGAAAAACTGACGGAAAAACTGACGGAAAAACTGACGGAAAAACTGACGGAAAAACTGACGGAAAAACTGACGGAAAAACTGACGAAAAAACTGACGTAAAAACTGACGGCATTGTGGATGTAGGGACCGCTGCTGATGCGATTGTTGACGCTGCAACGATAACGACAGTAGAGCAGCCGCTAGATGACACAGTTATAGACGGCGGAGGCCCGATCCAGCCGCTAGACCCAGTTGCAGACAGCATCATAAATGAAGATAGCTATGCGGAAAGGGATATTTACGGCGACTTCCAGCGGCGTAGAAGGGGCGGCTCTGGAATTGGAGCGCCACAATACATGCGTAGATATATGAGCGGACGAATTGTAGATGAGATGGTGAGGCGCGTTGAAAATGCTGATGGAACTGTGTCTTATGTAACTCCAGACGGCAGGTATTTAAATCCGAAAGACTTTATCAATACCGCCGCGCTTGGTGACATAGAACAAATCAAAATTGGGACAGAGCGGTATAAAGAATGAGTTACAACCACCAATCTAACCACTGCGGAAAATATAGCGTAGCAATCCTGTCGAAAATTAACTATAAAAAACAAAAAACCCCATAGGAGGCCGCAATGCCTGACATCACACAAAACCCCGACTACCAGTTGGTTATGAAGTTCCTGCAAAACATTACTCCCGGTGATATGGATCAGGAATCCTCAGAGCAATTAATGATGATCGGCCAACGTATTCAAGCTGGTGGCGCACTGAGTGATCGTGAGCGCGAGATGTTTGAAGCAGTTGTTGGCGCAACGGAAAGGTTTCCTACTGAGCAAATGGATTCGTTCCCACAGGGCGGTACAAACCCAGATCTTATGAGGGATTCAATGCCTAGCGGCATGAATGTTGACCCTAACGTCATGAACATGGATGATGCAGTCGCAGCAGGTATTGTTAACCCAACACGCCCAGTGATGCGTCCAGTGCCGCCCCCAACCGCGCCAATGAAATCATTACGCCCAGTGATGCGTCCAACCCGATAGGAGGCCATCATGGCTGAAGTTAATGTAGAAAACATGGAAGATAACGCCAAGATGTTTGAGCAAAAAATGGGCTTTGCCCATGATGCTGACGGCTTGGATATGAGCGACGAACAGTTGGTCAACTTCCTTCTGATGTGCCAGCAAGAGTACGTCATGGGCGATGAGGAAGAAGAGTACGACGAAGAGTACCACGAAGACGAAATGATGGAGATGCCCCACGGCAAGGATGTCAAAGTCAAAGTCATGAAGCTCGACGGCGACAATGTTCATGAGATGATGAACAAGCTGCTTGGTGCCTATTAAATGCCTGTCATGAAGGTCAAGGGTGGCTATCGCTGGGGCAGCAAGGGCAAGGTCTATAAGACCAAGGCCGAAGCTGCCAAGCAGGGCCGTGCGATCAGGGCGGCTGGGTATAAGGGCAAGAAGTAAATGGGTATTCTAACCGCTCTAAAGAAAATTGCTCAATTAGGTGTTGATGGAGCTGTTGATGTTGGCAGCGGTACATTTAAGTCTTACGAACAAATTGTAGCTGAAGTTGGCGGTAATGTTGTCAAAGAAGGCTTGCGCTATTCTGACGATCAAACATCAAATTTTATTATAGAAAACTATCTTCGTAACCAAGGGCGTGGAAGTGGCCTGACAAAAGGTGGATATGTTGAAGATACGCCTATCGGCAGGATGAAAGTCACAAGGGGCATGGTCCCTTTAAAAGAAATCGGCGCAGAAATTGATGTGACCACCAGAACGCAAACGGCTCCAACCCCATTCGACCTTGATAAAGCTACCGCAGAGGGCGCTAAGTTCATGTCGATTAAGGGTGATCGGGCAAGCGGAACAGGTTCTGTCGTAGGGGTTAATGACATCCCCTTGATTAACCCTGTGGCGCGAGAAGGAGGCTACGAATACGCTACTGAAGGCCAGAACGTGGTGGATAATCGGTTTTGGGGAAGCGATCCATCTATTCTAAACAAGCAGATCAAGAAGGCAAAAGAGATTTCTGGTCAGGTAGAAGATGCCAAGACTGGTGAAATCTTGGAAGAAGGATCTCCTGTTTACGGCGTTTACTTCAACGCGGCTGGTGACAATGTAAACTTCTCCACAATGGTTTCAGATGTCACGCTGAACATGCTGCCAAACATGAAGATCACGAAAAAAGCAGCGAAGCAATTTGACGAAAACTTGCGAAATCGCATACCAGATTGGCCGGGTCTTAATAATCTAGAGGCATCAGATATTGATGCGGTCAGAAGCTACTTTCGGCAACCAAACAGTGGTGAAGCTCGCAAGGCGTTCTCTGAAGAAATGGCAAAGCCAAGAAGCATGAAGTTGGGCTTTCCTGACCAAGCGTCTGTTCGAGCTGCTGTTTCCAAGTCAGATATGCTTGGCATGGGTTCTGGCGATGCAGCAGGCAGAATGATCGCTCAGATCGATTATAACACGCCTGTAGATCCAGTCTCAATGCACACAACATATCCAGCAGGCTTGAAGCGTGTTGAAGGTACGCCTGTCTACAGAATGGCAGATGAGCAAGGGAACTTTCGAGATGTGCCGACAAGCATGTTTTTCAATGATTTCTACAATAATAGGATCATTGATGGGGTCGTGCCTCCAGAGGCAAGTACAATTAGATCAATGGAACTGCGCCAAGCAACACAGCCTGCCACAAAAGAGTTATCAGACATCATAAACGAATATCTTTATCAAACTGATGACACAAGGCGCGGATACCCTTATAACAGATAGGTAACAAGGAAGCACCAATGGCTAAACCGGGATTATATTCTAACATCGCAGCGAAGAAGAAACGCATAGCTGCTGGATCTGGCGAGAAAATGCGTAAGAAGGGTGATAAAGGCGCACCAGTCAAGGGCGCTTTTAAGGCTGCGGCCAAGACGGCCAAGAAGCCTAAGAAGAAAGGAAAGAAGTAATGGGTATTTCAAAACAAATTCAGCTTGAAGAGATCAGCGCCGATTCTTTTATAAGGGAACAGGCTGACCGCCTTCGATATGAGTACGCACGGAAATTGGAAGAGTGTGTAGAGGACGCTGCGATTGAAGCAGACATGGATCGTGAAATGGAGAAGCATAATGGCGGCTGGCGTTAAGCACTACTTTAAGAACGGCAAAGAGCATAAGGGCGCGTCACAACTGTGATGACCCCAGCCCCAAAACTAAGGCACGATACTGGTCGTGTAAGGCGTGGTGATAATATGGAAGAAAATTTCTTACAAAGTGCGTATCGCCCTGATGGACAATTAAACATTCCATCTCAGGCTGCGGCTGATGAGCAGCAAGCCCTGCGCGAAGAGTTTCTGGCTTTTGAAAAAACTATGATGGCACAACCTGCCGTCCCACGCGCCGATCCTGCTGGGTACGTTGCCCCAGCCGAAGAACGATCATTACTTACAAGATACAACGAAGAGCCTCTGTCCAATTATGGTTTTAGCTTTGGCAATAAAATGTTTCAAAATGTCGGAGCCATTGCAAAAGCGGCAATGGCTGGCGAAGGCACAGCAGAAACAGCCCTTGGCTCTTGGGATAAATATGTTGGAGGGGCGCAGGCAGCATATTTACTGGGTGGGGTAAATGATTTATCTGCGGCTGCAATTACTGGAGCTTTAGGATTACTAGGTTATGGCGCTGGCGCTATTGCGGAGCAAGTTCCGTTTCAAAGCGAAAACCAAGAAGACTTGCTGTCCCGTGATTTACTGGCGATGCCAGAAGCTCTAGACCCCATGTACGCCCAATTCGGCGCATTAATCCCCATAGCAAAATACGGCAAGACAGGCTTACAGACCGCACCTTATGAAGCTGGGAAAGGCGTGAATGTCGTGCGCGGTGGAGCAAGAGATGCAGAAAACCTTGGGCCTACAGGAAAACCTTTAACCGCCGTTCTGCCAGATGGCAGGAGAATTGAAAGCCGTGAGATAGCCAATATTGCAAGAGCAGAAAAAGATTATTTAAAAAGCAGGGGATTGCCCACTGAAAGCGAATTTGACGTATCTGGGTATCCAGAACTTGACGAAAGAAGAGCGCAACTTATTGCAGCCGCTTACCAAGAAATGAAAAACGACCCCACTAATCCTGCGGTTCGTGCGTCATACGAAGCAATGGTTGAAGAGACATTGGCGCAGCTTAAAAGTTTGAAGCGAAGCGGAATTGATTTTAAATTTGCCACGCCTGATCGGCCATACCCATACCAAGATTCTCCAGCCGAAGGTTACGAAGATATGCTGCGAAATAAGCAGCTTTATGTGTTCCCGACTGAAGAAGGCTACGGCACAGGCGCGTTGTTTGATGCGTCAGGAAACCCACTACTACGACCTGTTGGTAGGGTGGGCGACAAGTCTGATGCTTTGGCCAATGACGCTTTTCGTGTTGTTCACGATGTCTTTGGCCATTATGGGCCGGGAAACCCTCAATTTAGATCAAAGGGCGAGGAACGGGCTTGGTTGAGGCACAGCCGTATGTATTCACCAGACGCAATCCCCGCAATGACCTCTGAAACCAGAGGTCAAAATAGCTGGGTTAATTCTGGCCCCTATGGGAAAAGAAATAGAGGCGCTAGTGGAGAAAAAACAGTTTACGCTGACCAAAAAGCGGGTTTAATGCCAGACTGGACATATGACCCCGTTGGAATGCCAGACGGCGCAGAGCTACGCAGACTGCAAAAGATCATTGCCGATTGGAAAAATGGAAACCAATAATGGCTTTATATGAAGATAAAAAATATGGTTCCTTGACTGCCGACGATCTTCCAGAGGGCAGCTACCAAGTTGCTGGGCCGCTAATATTTTTGAAAAACCTTGCCAACAAACTTCCTGAATACAAACCAAAATTAGATGAAGTTATCAAAGCAGAGGATGAAGGTTTTGATATTTGGAAAGATTTTAGATCTTTTAGAGATCCAATAAAAGGCGAGCTAACATATGATACTGGCACTGCGTACACTAATGTTGATTTACCAGAATATAAAAATGTAGAAGAAATTCTACAAGACCCTAACGCCATGTTACTACAAGACTATCTAAGCAATAATGAAGTTGGACAAATACTTGGAAATGCAGGCCGTGGCGTAAAAATTGGAAGAGTTAAAGAAAATAATCTTGCCGCTGGCGTAACTATCAGAGACAATCCAAAAGAGTATTCTGCTTTATACATTGGCCCTAATAAAAA